AGTACTACAATTCAACGATGGCTTACCTACTGACGATACTGAGATTGCTAACCGTATGGCTATTCGTACAAATGGTTCTCAGACATTATCACGTAAATCAGCTTTAATGCTTATGGACGGATTGACCGAAGAACAGGCACAAGCAGAAATTGACCGCATTGACGAAGAGAACGAACAGGCTATGATAGCTGACCCTTCTATTTTCAATGAGGGTGGTTCTGCTTTACCTGTAGATAATAAGCAAGTGAACAACAAGGAAAAGGAGAGTGTTAAATAATGGCATTAACAGAGATGCAAAAACAATGTGCAATGATTCAGGTGGAACAGCCTGAAATCACCCAACAAGTTTTAGCAGATACGTTAGACGTTCATCGTAATACTATCGGCAACTGGAATAGAAATAAAGAGTATATCGAATTTAAGAACGATTTAGCAATGGACGTTCACAAATCGTTCCTAGCTGATACTCTTAAAATCTTACGTCAGAAAACGCTTGATGGTAGTTCAAGAGGTCATTCACGTTATATGGAAATGGCACTTAAAACTTACGGTGTGTTGACTGAGAAAACTGAACAAACAGTAACAGTTAAGGAAGAGAAGTCTGAGAAAGACTTATTAGCTGAACTGATGAACGACTAATATAAGGTGAGGTGAGGCAAGTGAATGAAGTACCTGAGGAATATGAAGGAACTACAGATGATTTCAATGAGTTGTATTTATTAGCGTGGTTGCTGATTATTAGGGCTTTGGGTAAACTTATTCGTTTGCCCCCTAACCCTACTAGTACGTTGTTACTAGAATTAGAACGTACCGTTAATAAGGAAGTCGCTGTTGTGTTTAAGGACCTGAATAACAAGGCTATTCCCTTAGCTACTGAAAAGGTAAATGAGGCTTATATTGAAGGTATTCGTGCAAGTAGATTATCCTTAATGGAAAAAACACCACTTTATGTAGATAAGGAAACTGAGTTTGAGATAGTTGAAGAAAACTTAACTGATAGTCATGAGGCACGTCTTAACAAAATGTTACAGCAAACTCAGGACGATTTACTAAAGGCAACTGGTAACACTCAGGAGAATATTAAACGCCTTGTACGTCAGGTTGTATCTAAGGAGATAGGTACTGTTGCACGTTCAGGAATGATAGACAAGCGTTCCAATATGGCTATACGTATTGAGGACCAGTTAAGGAAACAATTCTTAGCTAATGGTATTAAGAACGCTGACGTAGCAATTATAGACAAAGCTAAACGTAGGTGGAAGTTAAAGACTTATTCAGAAATGGTAGCAAGAACTAAAATGAGTGTGGCTTATATTGATGCAATTCGAGAAGAGGCACTTAATGATGGTTCTGATTTAGCTATCATATCGACTAAGCCTGACACTACTGACGCTTGCTTAAACTATGAGGGAATGATTATATCACTGAATGGGCTAACGTCAGGCTACTTGACTTATGAACAGATACGTGCTACTAAGTTATGTTTCCACCCAAACTGTGGTCACTTTGTCAGACCTGTTGGAGGGCTTGAATGGATTCCTGAATCACAGATAGCTATACATGAGAAGAAGATGCAACAGTATAGGAAGGATAGTAATTAACTCGAACGGCACAATCATACGTGCTGTTCTTTTTATTTGCTTTAAAATCCACCTCTTTTTACGATATATCAGAAGTTTATAAAAAACTTTATAGTATCACCTGTAATAGAGGGGGTGTTGGCAAACTCTTTAATAGGGAAAGTCATAACAATGCCTTAACCTGTGTTAACTGTTGTCTAGGGTTCATAAGAACCTAAAAAATTATCTATTGATAGGGGAAATCACATGGCACTATTTATCGGATTCGGAAACAGTAACACAGAAGGTTCAAATTTCTACACACTTTACCCTGATGACCTAAACAAACGATGGTCAGTGTTGACTGGAATGTCAAACGTGTCAGACGTACAGCGTGGTCATAACATTTCTTCTGCTTATGGTACAGGTGGTGCACGATTCAAGTCTATGGTATTAGACAAAAATCCTACTGCTGTATCAATCATGTTCGGGATGGTAGATATGACATTAGACGCTAAAGGTGTTCCATCGGTATCTAAGGTAACCTTTGAAAACACACTTAACGCTATGGTAGATTCACTGGTTGCTAAGGGTATTAAAGTGCTTTTAATGACTGAGTGTCCTATCCACGTAACAACGTTTTATAACCGTACCGCACCTGAGATTGTTGCACAGTATCGACTAAAAGGTAGTGTTCGTACATGGGCTAACGGTTATAACGAGATTATTCGTAAGGTTGCAGGAGAACGTGGTACAGCTAAAAAAGTTTACTTAGTTGACCATTACGCTAACGCATGGGCTAAAGCAGGTGGCGGTGGTGGTGCAGGAGATATTGAGTTAGCTAACAGTGGTCTTGTTGATTCAACAGGTACACATTGGTCGCCAACTGGTCATAACATGATGACTTATTCAATCAATGTCTACTTAGCTAAGTAACAAACTTGTCGTGGTTTAATTACCACGGCTTTCTTTGAGGTGTAGCTTAATTGGTAAAGCACACGACTGTTAATCGTAAGAGTGTAGGTTCGATTCCTACCACCTCAGCCAAGCTGAAATAACTCAACTGGCTAGAGTACTTGCCTTGTAAGCAAGAGGTTGTGGGTTCAAGTCCTACTTTCAGCACCATTGGGGTATTCGTATAGAGGCTATTACCTCAGACTTCCAATCTGATGACTAGGGTTCGATTCCCTAATGCCCCTCCATAAGGAAATAGTGTAGTGGTAACACAAGGGATTCCAAACCCTTTGACGTGGGTTCGATTCCTGCTTTCCTTGCCAACATGTATCTAACAAGCCTCTTCATAATGCTGACTACGTTAGGTCTTACTAAAAATTCTATCATGCCGTGACATGTAAAAAACGTAATAGAGGGAGAGAAATAATATGTCGAAATTCTTATTAAACTTACGAAATCTACAAGTGTTTTCTGCTGACTTAGGTAGTGGTGGTTCAACTGACCCCGTAACACCTACAGCACCAGTAACACCAGTAGCACCTAAAGCTGACCCTGAGGCTATGATTCCTAAAACTCGTTTTGATGAAATCAATGACAAGTATAAGGCTATGGCTGACAAGGTAACTGCATTTGAGAAGTCACAAGCTGACGCTAAGTTAGCACAAGACCAAAAGGACCTTGAAGCACAAAAGGCACAAGGGAAATTTGAAGAACTGTATACTAACTCTCAAAAGGAATTAGATACATACAAACCATTTGAAACTCGTACTAAGCAATTAGAAACTTTAATTCAAGGTATGGTAGAAACTAAATTACAAGCTGTCCCTAAAGAGATGGTTGACCTAGTACCAACAAACATTACCGTAGAACAAACACTTGACTGGTTAAATAAGGCTGAATCAAAAGGTCTTTTCGGTACTGGTAAAACAGCACCTAAAGAAATCGGAAAGCCATCTAACAAGTCAAATGAAACGCCTAAGGTTGACGCTGTAAATATGTCACCATTGGATAAGATTCTCGCAGGTTTAGGTAAATAAGTTAACTTAACTTCACTTAGGGCAAGTGAAAATATAATCACATAGGAGGAAACAAATAATGGCTTTACTATTGGTAGATGCACAGACAATCTCAAAAGACGTATTACAAGCAGGAATCGTGGACACTATCGTTCGTGAAAGTTCTGTACTTTCGGTACTTCCTTTCCAAACAATCGAAGGTAACGCTTATTCTTATAACGTAGAAAAAGCACTTCCTACAGTAGCTTTCCGTGCCGTAAATGAAGCTTACACTTCAAGCGAAGCACAATTTGAAACTCGTTCAGAGAATTTGGTAATTCTTGGAGGAGATGTCGAATTGGACCGTTTTATCATGCAAACGTTATCTAACGTTAATGACCAAATGGGCGTTCAAATCATGGAAAAAGCTAAGGCTGTAGCTAATACATTCTCTAAGACTTTCTTCAAAGGTAACAAAGCTGTTAACCCTAAAGAGTTTGACGGTTTAGATATTCGTATCGCAGGAACTGAACAAGAATTAGACGCTACAATGGCTGTAGGTACTACTGATTCTAAGGACCAAGACCGTATTATGCTTGACCAGTTAAACGAATTGCTTGATACTGTTCGTGGTTCTGCTGATGCTTTATTCTTGAATAAGCGTTCACGTAGACGTATTCTTGCTATCTTACAAAACTCTAATCACTACGTAGAAACTGGTAAAGATGCTTTCGGAAATCCTATTTCTGTATATGCAGGTGTACCGTTACTAACTGTTGAGAACGAGATTCTTGCTGATACTGACTTATACGCTGTGAAGTTTGGTGCTTACACACATGTAACTGGTTTGACTAACGGTGGAGTTCAAGTTCGTCGTTTAGGTGAAACTTCTGCTAAAGCTGTAGAAATTACTCGTATCGAGTTCTTCTGTGGTCTTGCACAGTTCAACCCATTCTCTTCTGCACGTATGAAGAATTTCGGTGTTGTAGCAGGTGCTTAATAGCTAAACAATAATTTAGAGGTGGTAGGGTTTATTCCTTACTACCTCTTTTTTATTTATCTAAACTAGGAGGTGCAACACAATGGAGAAGGTAGAAATGCACGTACCAAACAAATCATACAACGGTTATTACGGTGGTGTTCAATTCATTAAAGGCGTAGGTATCTTTACTGACGTAGTTAGTGCTAAGGAATTAGCAGGGCGATATGGTTACAAGATTGTAGAAGTTGGTACTAAAGTTAATACTAAAGTTGATACTGAGGTTGACGCTGAAATTGATACTGACGTTGAGGATAAAGTGGCGATTACGGTTACACCAAAACCTAAACGTACACGTAAAGCTAAGGTTGGTGAGTAATAGTGGAACTAGCATTAGTACATGACTATATCGAGTCTAACGTGTTCTATCACGATAAGTGGGACGAACAGACAGAACAGATTAGGCAAGTTGTTATAAACAATAGTGAGGCTATCTTGAAACGAGAGTTACCACATCATTTCGGTGGGACTAAAGAGATTCCTATTGACGTAATGGTAGAACAATGCTTACACATCTTAGAGTTTGATGATTCACATAGGCGTGCTGAAATGGGAGTTTCTTACTTCATGGCAAGTGGTCTTTATGTATCGTTCGATAAGAAGTTCGCTGACCGTTCTATCGCTAAGACAATCCTACATAGATTTCCACGTAGGAAATTCGGACGTTATTCACATAGCAGGTCAGACACATTCAGGGGGTACTAAGCCATGATTCCTTTAAATCAGAAAGTATCAATTTTATTATCAGATTTAGGCAATGATGCGTGGGGCATACCTGTAAAATCACCCAATTTCAAGACCTATAAAGTAAGACTTGACTTTAACTCTAACGCAAGGATTATACAGACTGAGGACGGAAAGGATTACATCTTTTCGGCAACCATCTATTTTAAGGGTGCTGTACCTCTAACGTATAACGATTTCGTTAAATATGATTCAGGGCTTAACGGAATTATCAGTGTTAACCCTAAGGCTATATTTCCCATTACTGACCTGTCAGGTAAGGTAACTTACACTAAGGTAACTGTCTGATGGGTAGTATTAGAATACGTGGCTTTAGTGCAGGTTCTAAGAATATTAACAGCATAGTAGACAAGTCAACGTTTACGACAATGACTAGTGCTATGAAGGACTTAGAACGTGTGGCTAGTGAAACAGCACCATTAGATGAGGGTGACCTTGAATTAGGTGGATTTAATGGTGTTGATAAAACTGGTAAAGGTGTTCAAGGTTGGGTTGGTTTTGAGGCTTTTAACAAAAATCCTAATGCTAAGAAGTGGAAAAACTTCAACTATGCAATATGGATTCATGAAAAGACTTACAAGCTAGGACGTATTTCTCGTATGAAGAGTGGCGGTAAAGGCTTGTCAGGTAAGACTTATCCCGTACAGAAGAAATATCTAACTAGACCTCATGAAGGTGAAGCACCAACGTATCGACTGATGATTGAGAAGGACCTTAAAACTAAATTACAGAAAGCTAAGTAGGTGACTAAATGGTATCACTGATTGACCTTGTAAACGTAATAGAAAAAGAACTACCTGAGTTGAATGTTTACCCATTAGAATATCCAATTAGTTCACCTACTGAGGCTGTATTAGTGGATATGGATAGTACAAACCCTGCAATGTCAGGCGTATTTACTATGAATGTTCAATTTAAGGTCCGTGAGAAACACCCATCATTGGGCGAGGCTACAAGTTATAAAATCAGAAATGTATTAGAACATAAAACTAACTTTGCTTTGGGACAATTACAGGTGATTATGGTCCAGTCACAAAACCCCGTACCTTTGTACATGGGTAAGGACACAGACGGTAGTTACCTGTACTCAAACAATTTTAGATTCTTAATGAATGAAGGAGGAAAACAATAATGGCAACTGGTCAAAAAATCGCAGGTGTTGACGTATTAGTTAAAACAGGTACACCTTCTGCTGTAGTTGGTGGACAGAGTGGGGCTACAATCAATCGAAGCATGAACGTAATTGAAACTACTGACAAAACTTCCAATGGTTGGGTAACTAAGATTGGTGGAACTAAAGAGTGGTCTGTAGAACTAGAGGCATTTATGGTAGTTGGAGATGCAGGATTCGTAGCATTGAATACAGCTTTTAAAAACCGTACAGAGGTTGACGTAGAGGTAGCTGTAGCAGGGATTACTTTCAAAGGTAAAGCCTTGATTTCAGATTTCCCTATCGAATTACCACAAGATGACGCTGTAACATTCAGTATCACACTAGAAGGTAGTGGAGAGTTAGTGGAAACACCTGTAGTCTAATTGCATTAACGTAACTTAACTTAGTACACACTAACTAACCTAAAAAAATCAAGGGGGAAAATACAATGGCAAATGCAAATGGCGTAGTAAAAATCATGTTAGACAGAGAGAGAACAATTAAGTTTTCACTTAACACTTTAATCGAGGTTGAGGATAGCTTAGGTTACTCACTTGCTGAATTAGGCGATAACGTTTCAATCCGTGCTATGCGTACCTTGCTAACGGCAGGTTTACGACACGAAGATAAAGAACTGACTGAGGAAATCGTAGGTGAGTTTATCTCAATGGATAACATGGGTGAAGTTCAAGAGGCTTTAGCTGATGCAATGGGCGGTTCACCAAAAAACTAAACTGGAAGGACGTGAAGTTGAACGGGTACGGTCTTTTGGGACTGTTACCTGAACAACTATTATCACTAACCCTTCCTCAGTATTTTGATATGGTCGATGCTAAATTGACTATGAACGCTATTACAGATGATAAGGAAATGGAACGCACCTCATGGTTCACTTCTCTTCTAATGTCTGCTAGTGGAAACTATGGCAACAAGGGAATAGAACCTAAGAAATTATACGAACGTCAATTCGATGATGCGGGTAACCCTGTAGCACCTAAGGCAGATGGCGTGTTTACACCAATTGATAAAGAGGTTAAAGACAGTAAACTGAGTGAGTTAATAGCAAAATTTAATAAAGAATAAGGGGTGG